CGCTATGTATCTAGCGACTTTGTAAATGGTCGTGGCGTTGTGAATGGCAAGATTGGTGAGCTATACGGCGTTGACGTATTTGTTTCTACCAACCTGACTGCTAACACATCTGGCGAGAAGCCCTGCCTGTTGTTCCACACTGATGCTCTGGTAATTGCTGAGCAGATGGGTGTGCGTACTCAGACTCAGTACAAGCAGGAATACCTCGCAGACTTGATGACTGCTGACACTCTGTACGGTGAAGACTGCTACCGACCAGAGAATGGCGTTGTTATCTGGATTGCGGCGTAAAACTGACGGGCCTCCTCGGAGGCCCATTTCTTTCGGAGTAGGACATGGCTTACAACCCTAAAGATTTTGGATACAAAGACTCCCTCCCTTCTGGCGATCCAGAGAAGGTCATCAAGGGGGCTGACTTTGATAATGAGTTTCAGGCCATTAAAAGAGAGTTTGACGCTCTTGATACCGAGCTTCACCCCGGTGGTGGCCCCGGAGATCTTGTCCACGAACCCCCAAACACGGGGAAGAATTATGTACGCCAAGGCGGCACAGCCACCTGGAGAGAGATTGGCACAGAGTTTATCAATAACACTAACTTTGTTTCTGAAGAGCCAAGCAAGGACTTAGGCGCAGAAAGCAGGCGTTGGAATAAGCTGTGGACAAACGAGCTAGACGCTAGCGGCAATGTCCACATACATGGCAACATCGTTATTGATGGCGGCTCGGTCATTGATCCTGATGGAAACCCTGCTGGCGGCGTTGGCGCAGGTAACAACATTGGTGATGTGCCTAAATGGAACGGATCAGAGTGGGTTCCCACCTTCTATAAGACCAATGATCTTAATGATGTTCAGAGCGCAACGGCATCAAAGGACCAATTCCTTATTCACAATGGCTCTCAGTGGATAGCTGAGGACTTTCACCTTGATACAACGCTGGTGTTTCAGGGTGCTGTAGATCTAACAGGCACGGCTCCTGTCAACCCCGCAAATGGCGACCTGTACATTAATGATACAGATGGCATTGTTGATGGTAGCTGGGGGCCAATAGCTGGCAAGTCTGTTCTTTCTGGCAATGTGGTGGGCTTCTCATCAGCTAAGGGCCGCTGGTATCTGCTAGGAGATCTAAATAGCGCAGCTGTTATTCAGGTAAGGGAAGGCGATTGCATTGTTGTTGATGATTCTGAACCATCCCGGCCTGTTGTTGGCCTCACCTTAGAAACCCAAGCAGATATAGCCCTTGGCGTTGAGGCTCATAGCTGGGGAAATCATGCTGGGGATATCAATAATCTTCAGGGTCAGATAGATGACCTAAAAATAATTGAGGGCAATGACGTTAGTGGCCTTCAGAATCAGATTAACCAAAACAAAACTGATATATCAAATAACACCAACGCTATAAGCGACCTCAAAAATGAATTTGACAATCACGAACACGCATTAGATGACCTTAGTGATGTCAATGCTAGCTCACCAACCAGAGATGACCTGATTATTTGGAATGGTAGTAACTGGGTTGCTGATGACTTCTCTTTTATTCAGACAGCACTCCGGTTTAAGGGCGGCATAGCACCAACAGCGGCGGCCCCTACTAACCCAGAAGGCGGTGATCTATACGTTTTTGATTCCGGCGGGACGATCAGTGGAAGCTGGGGAGACATTGCTGGCAGGGAAGTGCAGGCTGGTAAGTTTGTAGGGTATGCCGCAGGCACTCACAACAGATGGTTCCTGCTTGGCGACATGGCTGATGTCGGTGTTATGAAGGTCGTGAAGGGCACGGGAGTTCTGGTTGATGATACAAAGCCATCTGAGCCTGTTGTGTCGGTTGAGTTTGGCACAACGTCCTCCACCGTGGCCCGAGGAAACCACACTCACAGTCAGTACTTGGAGACTGAGACAGACCCCACAGTACCTCAGCACGTTAAGAACATAACCACTACTCAAATTTCCAACTGGGATACAGCATACGGCTGGGGCAATCATGCCACCCAGGGCTATTTGAAAGCTGGGGATGTACCCAGCACCGACCTGTCTAACTACTACACCAAGGGTGAATCAGACGGTAAGTACGAGCCTAAGTTTTCTAAGAACAACGCTTTCAATAAGAACTTTGGAACAACAAGCGGCACTGTTGCACAAGGAGATCACACCCACAGCCAGTACCTAACCTCTGGCAACCTAAGCGGGTACGCAACAGAGTCATGGGTAACAGCAGGCTTCCAGCCAAAGGGCAACTATGCACTTGTTGGTGCCAGCTACACCAAGGCCGAATCTGATAACAAGTATGAGTTAAAGGGCGCAGGCGGTGGTCTTCCTGCTGGTGACTGGCACTGCACTGGAAGCATTACTGCCGTAGGAAACATTACTGCTTACTCCTCTTCTGATGAGCGACTGAAAGATGACATAACCGCAATGCCTGTTGGCCTTATTGACGGCATTAATCCTGTTACATGGAAGTGGAAAGATGGCGGCAAGAAGTCAGGCGGCGTTGTTGCCCAACAGCTAGAACAGTGCGGTTTAGGTAACTGGGTTCACGAAGCCCCAGATGGGACGCTTGGTGTTGATTACAACGCCCTCATTGGCGTCCTGCTTTCAGAAGTCAAGGCTCTGAAAAGCAGAGTTGAGGAGTTAGAAAGTGCCGACTAGCACTAACTTTGATGACATCAGAAAGTGGCATAACCACTATGGTTGGGATGGCGCTCTATATCCATCGTGGTCTCTTGGGCAGACAGAACTAAGGTACATGGCTGAGAAGCCGTCTGGAGCAGTAAGTCTAAACGACTTTTCAGGGAAGATTGGGTATCTAGCAAAATACCCCTCCCACGTTGGAACCGACAATTCATTCAAGTTTCCGGGTCGGACTAAGATTGATCTGATGCAAAACCCATACCAGCCTACTTATGGGTCGACACCAGACAATCAGAGTATTGTTTTTGGCGACCCTATGGGTGACCTTCTCTTTATGAGGCTTCAAGGAGGGGGATCAACATGGGCAGCAATATTTAGCTCCGTACTCTTTTACTACGACAAAAGCAGAGCGTTAAACATATCATTTGACTTTAGACATACAGGTTCCATCCCAGAACGAGAGTTTACTGTTGTCATTGTTGAGTATCAACGCAAGTTCGGCGATTCCATTAACAGGGTATTGGTGTCCGAGCAGATAGGGGGGCCTGACAACACTAAACTGCAAAGCTATTCTAAAAGGTTAAGTTTTGATGCGGCGTATCCTTATAAATTAATGAGCCTGCAAAATAACACTGGGGGCAGTGGTTCATTGAGCCAGCTATCTTACGTAGGCGTGGGGAATATGAGGATAACAGAATGAAATTTGTGATTGCTTATAGAGACATTGTAGGTACAGCCGCAAGCATCACGTTTGATGCCGATAGCCTTCAGGACGCGCTTGCCGGTTTAAAACAGCGGTGCATAGACGCGCATAACTTTACTGGCGAAGAGACCTCATACAGAAACGCTCACCCCATGGTTCTAGTTGACGAGTCAATGGTTGGTCACGTTCTTTTTGAGGATGCCAATGGAGTTATGAAGATAGATGAGGGCCAGTCAGAATGAAATATGTTTTTGTGTTTTTGCTACTGGCTGGATGTTCTTCATTTGAGGAAAAGCAGGCTCATAACCAGGCTCAGATAGACATTATCAGGGTGCAAAGAGAGGCACAGAAAGCAGAAAGGGTGGCAGAGGCAGAGTCAAGGAAGGCTCTGTATCAGGCTTTGGCAGAGGTTGCTAAGGCCAATCCACAGCAGGCTGGGGCTGTGACTGTGGCACTGGCTGTGCAGGGGATAACAGAGGAGGGGGATGGTGCTACTCCTATTATCGGACTTCAGAAAGCTGAGAATACAGGGCTGGAGATTGCTAAAGCTGTCCTGCCTTCGGTTGTTAACCTTGCCACTGGTCTTGGTGTTGCGGCTATCAATGCCAACGTGGCAAAAACTCAGAGCGATAACGCCGCAAGAATCCAGATCAATGACGCTCAGCAGGATGCGAATATTGTTAATGCTGTTGCTGGCCTTGGTAGGACTGCGGTTGAGAATAGCGGCACTTCAATCTCCGTATCAGACAATGGCTATGTAAATACAGGGTCATACACTGAGGACAATAGCGTTGTTGATTCCTACAACACTACTGATAACAGCACAGACAACTCAGATAACAGCACGATCAGTACGACCAACAACTACGATGAGTATGTAACGTATGAAGGTCGGGAGATTACTCTTGCTGGATTGCTACAGTTCTTACAGGGTACAGGGCTGGCGTACAGCCTGACTCTTGGTGATACCACTTACAGCATTGATGGTGATGGTGACCCAACAGTTATAAATTGCTGGCCTCAAAATGGTGGCCCTCAGTTTAGCCCTAGCCTTCCAATATGTGAGGAGACATAAAGATGGATAACTCATATTTGTACTATGACCCAACTCGCAACTACAGAGGGATGTGGGATAGTTTGTTCAACCAGCGCGACACATTCACTGGCCCTCAAAGCAACTGGATTGGTGCTTTAGACTCAAGAATGAATGAGCGATTCCAGGGCAAAAACATTGCTGGGAAGTACGAAGGAACGCTGAGAAATCTTAAAGATCATCAGAGGCAGGTTGTAGAGAGAAACCACATTATTGAAAATATGTATAGGGCTGGCTATTCAAAGCACCAGATAGCTCAACATTTAGGTGGCATTCAAAACCTTGCCGACCAAACTGCTGATTACTCTTCTCGTCAATACTATAAGGACAAGTACGGGGAACAGCTTCCTCAAGAGTTTTTAATGAGCTTTTATGGCGGCACTGGAAACACTCCTCATCCCAAGAACACTCCTCATGCCAATAACACTCCGCCTGCCAATAGGGACACCATAACTTCGGACCGTCAAGGAATGTTCAGTCCCGAAGCAATGGCGAGGAGACAGGCGTTGATTTCTTTGTTGGGCTTTTAAGTAACAATGCCAGTAGTCAACACATACTGGGGGCCAGCCGTTGATGAGTATGAGCCGCCAGAATTCGACGAGGACCAGCTCGCCGCAGATCTTTCTAACAGCTTGTTAGCAGAAGACGGCTTTGACTTGAGCGGTCTTCAAGGTCTCAGTTTTAATTCTGGCGGTGGCGTTTTGGGTGAGGCCGCAAATGACCCTAACAGCCTGATACACCACAGCAAGTTTAGGGCTGGCTCTGGGATGGACAACGCTGTTGACGTTGGCTACATGAACCACACCTATATTGGCGATGATGGCTTTCGCTACAAGATGGTTGTTAGCTGGGACGAAGACAAGCAAGCCCTGAAGTATGAGGAGTTTGATGAGCGGGTGTACCGTTGGTCGCCTTCAGATGAGCATAAGCGCACTCACCGCGATCAAGCCGCTATGGACAGCGCATACGGACAGGAATTTAAAGGCGGCACTGGCTCTGGCTGGTATACAGAGGCCGAGATCAAAAAGGCTTGGGATGCTGGCGATATGCGTCAGATGCAAGATCAAGGGGTTTCATGGGACCAATACTGGGGATATGTCACTGGCGTAGACCAGTTGATTCATGACGGAGTTATTCAAGATTACTCCGGCATGGACCCACGGGACATTAGGGCGCTTCAGGACTCAGGCGAGTACGTGCACTGGGGCGACGTTCCTGAGTACATGGCTTTGGTTAATGGCCTTGGTATACCTACTCAGTTTGAAAGCAGAGGCGACGTATACAACTTCAACGGTTTTGGCTACTCCAGAGATTACCACTCGGATAAATCAGACGTATCTGGTCAGATGCTTATGGGCATTGCCCTGGGCGCTATTGGCGGTTTTGTGGTTGGCCCTGCGATTGCCGGGGCGTTTCAAGCCACAGGCATGAGTGCTGCCGCCGCCACCGCCGCATCAAAAGGGATTGTCAGTTTAGCCACGCAATATATGACTACAGGCGAGCTTAGCGTTGAGGACGCTTTGCTTTCTGCGGCACTCTCTTACGGTGGCTCTGAATTGCAGTCAGCACTAGAAGGTTCTGGTGTGCTGGGTGAGATAGGCTCTGCTGTAACTGACTTTGGTGACGCTCTTGGCTCTAATGGCGGCGACATATTAAGCGCGGCATTGCAGGCTGGCGGGATGAGCATGGTCACCCAGCTAGTTAAAGGTGGGGAGATTGACTGGAAGGATGCGGCTATAGCAGCGGCTATGGCTGGTGGCACTAAAGCCCTTACTAACTTTTTGTCTAATGTTGGGCACAGCGGTGCAGAGTCAGAAGTGCTGGAAGAGATCAAGGTTACTGCTCAGCACAAGGGGACTTTAGTTGGTGAGGATATGTACCAGCTAGATGATGGCACTGTTATCTATGCCCCTGCCACTGGCAACACTAGCGTTCTTGGCAATATGGCAGACCTTGATCTTAATGGAGATGGTCAGCTAACAGGCAATGACCTGCAAGAAATTCAAGCCAATAACTATGACTACAAAGACCCTAACCCAATCGGACGAAATGACTACTATGACGTTGACGGGGACGGAAAGTACACCGAGGGTGTAGACACGCTTCTTGCCCCGCCCGATAGCACAACAAACCCGACCCTATTTACTAAAGAGTGGGCAAATGAAAGATACGGCGCTCTCTCAGAAGATCAGACTATTCTTGCAATGCAGCGGGACGGCTTTACTGACGAGCAGATAGACGCCTACCTTGATGGACGATACGACGATGTTGGAGCTTTAAACCCCAATATAGTTACCCACGCCGGGGGCTGGGTTGAGAACATGGAACAGCCCTACACGCTTCAAACTAGGAACGGCAACTACTACATCATTCAAGACGGCAAGCTAAGGGCAATCACCGCAGAGCAGTATGAAGAGCTTGGTTATTATCTTGTAGACCCTGACGGATCTGCTGACTTGAATGGTATGGATGCAAGCCAGTATTTGGAAAACCAAGGCATTACTTCTGGCACGAAAGTATTTGGCGGGTATGACGAATATGGCAGGCCAATCTATTGGCAGTCACAGGAAGAAGGGGATTGGATAACGCTTGACGGTACTCAGCCGCCAATAACAGCCCCTATTGATGCTTTCACAAATACCGATCCCAAAAACCCTGAGAACAACCAAAACACTGGTAGCAGTGCTACAGGGGACCCCAACAACAGCACAGACACCGGAGCAGACAACCAAAGTACCGCAACAGGGACAGGAGGCGCAGGTCCAAGTGACAGCACTGGCGGTCAAGGCGCTGGTGGTCCTTCTGGTGGCGCTTCTCTTTCGGGTGGTAACAACAATTCTACCGGCTCGCCTAGCTCTAACGGCACTCCTGGTGGCGGAAGTTATGGTGGCGGATTACCTGATTTTAGTAATATGACTGCCGCAGAGATAGCCGCTTGGTGGGCGGCTAATGGCTCTGGTAATCCCGGCGGCGGCAACCCCAATACCAACACAAATACAAATAACAACAATAATGCTGACAACGGTGGTGGAAATACTACTGGTGGCGGCGCAGGCGGCAATACCGAAAACGGCACTGGCGGGAACAATACGGGCGGCACTAACACTTCTGGTGGGGGCGGAAACAACACTGATACCGATGGTGGCGGTGGCGATGCAACTACCAATGGTGGCGGGACTGGTGGCGCTACTGGCGCTGGCGGTGGAAAAGGCACTGGCGCGGGTGGAACCGGCGACAACACTGGCGGCGGAGAGACTGGCGCTGGTACTGGCTCCGGTACTGGACAGGGCGGTGGTTCTGGAGGTGGCGCTGGCACTGGCGAGGGCAGCGGCGGCGGATCAGGCGGAGGCACTGGCGGAGGCACTGATGGAACGTCTGGCGGGACTGGTGGTGGCGCTGGCGGTGGCGGAGAAGGGGGCGGAGGCTCTGGTGGAAGAGGCGCGGGCATGCTTGCTGGCCTTGGCGGAGGTGGCGGCGGGCACAAGCCGGTGCATGGCCCATTGTTTGCAAATGCCCCCTGGAGATCCTATGTCCAAGAAAGGCATGATTTGCTGGGAACTTTGTGGACTGACCTAATGAGAAAAAGAGGCTAGGTAATGACTTATTTAGAACTGGTGAATGGCGTTCTTACTCGTTTGAGGGAGCCTCTTGCTGTCACTACAAAGCAAAGGGAAGACCCTGTTATCAACTTGGCTAAGGACTTTGTTAACGATGCCAAGCGCCATGTTGAGATGGCTCACAGGTGGAACGCTACGCGCAAGCAGTGGGTGTTTAGCACATCCATAGGGCAGGCTAATTACATACTGCCATCCACTTCTTCTGGGTGCATAATTAGCAAAGTAATGCTAGACGGAAATCATCTGCATCAGTGGGATCTCAAGTCTGTTGTAGGCAATCCACAATCGGGCACTCCATACAGGTATGCCTTTGATGGCACGGATGACAAGGGAAACCTTTCTATACGGTTTGACAACATTCCCGATGATAAGTACGCGGTTGATGTACTTGGCTGGAGGAGCCTGCCAGATCTTAAGGAAGATGATGATTACTTAAGGATTCCCGCTCAGCCTGTTCTTTACTACGCCCTTTCATTGGCGGCTAGAGAGAGGGGAGAGGTTGGAGGCCAGACAGCGGCAGAGCTTTTTGGCATGGCTCAGCAATATATTTCTGACGCCATTGCTCTAGATGCAAATCATAGTCCAAGTGAATTTATGTGGGTAGCGGTGTAATGGCGCAGGCTTTACAACAGGTATCTCTCAATGGGATGGGCTTTCAGGGGCTTAACACAGAGCTATCCCCTATTAACTCTACCCCTGAATTTGCCCTGGTTGCTGACAATCTTGTTATAGATGAGGTTGGCAGGCTGGGCAGCAGAGAGGCATTCACAGATTTTGTGCCAGCTATGCAGGTTGGCACTGACAACTTCCTAGACATTACTGCTGTGCATGCGTGGTACGGAGGGAGTCTGGAACCCCGCCCAATCCTTGTTTATTTAGAGTCTCAGTACGAACCAGAAGCCGCTTCCATGAAACAGGATAGGGAGTGGACAGATCCATTAGACATCAGGATTCACGGACCAGATCCAGACAAGCCCTATGTTTATGGAGTGGCGTACTGCAAGGGTGGGGAGATGCTACAAGTCAACATCCCTGCTGACATAGATACAACAATGCTAGGCACTGCGCTCTTTGTTAACTTCAAGGAAGAGTTGCTGTTGTTCAGCGCCGGGAATCCTCCTCTTAAATATGATGGCAATGGTGGCTTCACAAAGTTATCTGATATGCCTGACTACACACCACCACAGGATGCTAATGACAATGTTATTGCCGCAGAGCTTAACGGAGATGTTGCTTGTTCTGCTTATGGTCGCTTATGGG